GTTTGAAAAAGTTATCATCAGACAAATTGGGGGGCTTTGGGCTGATATCCCTAGTCATGCTAAAGGAGCCTTGCTGAGTGTTGCGTATAACTACGGGGACCTCCCAGAGAACGTAGTTCACGCGATTAAGACTGGCAATATGCACTCCATCTCTGCTGCGGTAGGAGCCTTGGCTGGAAACAACCACGGCGTTAACTCCCATCGGCGGTACGCCGAAGCTGCAATCATTAAAACTTCGTGAGGGTGTTATGAAATTCTTTTATCTTCTCTTCTTCGTCCTTCTTGCCGGTTGTGCTCAGCATAATGATTGGGGGGCGCTGACTCAGGTTGTCGGGCAGGAAATGCGTAAGAATCATTGACCCACGTTACAGAAAGCAAACGTGTGTTATGGCTGATCTAGTCATCAATGCTGATTTCCCTCCTGCCCTTGAGTGCCTGTTCCGTAAGGCCAGGTACAAGGTGTTGTACGGGGGGAGAGGCGGCGCGAAGTCTTGGGGAGCCGCGAGGGCTTTGCTTATTCGCGCTACCCAACAAGAACTTCGCATCCTTTGTGCTCGTGAAATTCAAAATTCTATTAAAGAATCTGTGCATAAGCTTTTGTCAGACCAGGTTAAGGCTTTGGGGTTGCACGGTGTTTTTGAAATTCAGCGAGATGTAATTCGCTGTGTATCTACCGGGTCTGAGTTCTTTTTTGAGGGCATCAAACATAATTCAGATAAGGTGCGCTCTTACGAGGGTATTGATATTTGCTGGGTGGAGGAGGCTCATCTTGTCTCCAAGGAATCCTGGGATGTGCTCATTCCTACGATACGTAAAACTGGGAGTGAGATTTGGATTACCTTCAACCCAGGGCTTAAGAGCGACGAGACCTATCAAAGATTTGTAGTCCACAAGAGACCCGAGTGGATTGTTAAAAAAATTTCTTGGAGAGATAATCCTTGGTTCTCTCAAGAACTTATGGCGGAAATGGAGCATCTCAAAGAGAGAGACCCAGATGCATATTTGAATGTCTGGGAAGGGTTTTGTAAGCAAATCCTCGAAGGAGCTGTTTATGCTGGAGAACTTCGGGAGGCTCAAGCGGCAGGGCGTATCTGTGAAGTTCCTTATGACCGTACTTGTGCAGTTCATACATTTTGGGATCTTGGTTGGGCGGACAAAACTGTTATTTGGTTTGCCCAAGCGGTGGGGTTCGAGTATCACATCATCGACTACTATGAAAACTCGCAAAAAGGTATTGACCACTATCTCGATGTTATCCAGGCCCGGGGTTATATCTACGGAGATGATTGGCTACCGCATGATGCGAGGGCGAAACAACTTGGAACCGGACGCAGCATTGAGGAACTCTTGCGAAGTAAAGGAAGAAAAGTAAGGATTGTTCCGAAACTCTCCATCGAAGATGGCATCAACGCTGCGCGAACTATCTTCCCTCAGTGTTACTTTGACGAGGAAAAATGTGGGGATGGGGTGGACGCGCTTAGGGCCTATCGGTATGAGTTAGTCAAAGGCACTCAAACATTCTCTCGCCAACCCCTGCATGATTGGTCCTCTCACGCTGCTGATGGTTTTCGTATGCTCGCAGTGGGGCTGAAGGCTCCAAAAACTCCTCGCAATGGCAAGGAGAGAAATTTCATTGAAAAACTGAAAAATTGGGATGGGTTCTCTGGTGGCGGTCCTGACTCCCTTGGCTGGATGAGGTAAGAAAATGAGTGATCCAAATCCGGTAGTTAATGAAGCTAAGGATAGGTTTGAGCGGGGGAACAAGTGGGAGGGGAACTGGAGAACTCGCTTTATTCAGGATGTAAAGTTTGCTAATGCAGACTCGGAAAATCTCTACCAGTGGGAAAATAAAATCCAGAAAGAGCGCCATCTGGACAATCGCCCATGCTTGACTATTAATAAAACTCATCAGCATAATCTTCTCATTATCAATGACGCGAAGGAGAATAAACCTGGAGTGACTGTGCGCCCGATTGGTAATGGGGCGACTTATGAGGCCGCGCAGATCTGGGCCGGAGTTATCCGGAAGATTGAGTATATGTCCAACGCCCAGGTCGCGTATGACATTGCTACGGAGTTTCAGGTCCAAGGGGGAAAAGGTTACTGGCGAGTTGTGACTGACTACGCGGATGAGGAGTCTTTTGATCAAGACATTTTCATCAAATCCATCGCTGACCCTCTCACTGTTATGATGGACCCTATGGCGAAGGAGCGGGATAAATCCGACGCTCGTTGGGCTTTTATCTTTGAGGAAGAAGATGATGAGGTCTTGAAAGCCAAGTACCCGAAGCACAAAGACTTGATTGGTACCCAGCCTTTGGATGCTATTGGAGGTTGGGTGCGGGAAGGGTCTACCAGGGTTGCGGAGTATTACCGTGTGGTAGAGGTGGAAGATAAACTTCACCACATGACTTTGGCTGATGGCACGCAGACCACTGCCCGGCGGTCTCTAATTCCTAAAGATCTCCATGCCGAAATCGACGCCAACCCGCTTACCAAAACTCGCATAATCAAAACCAAAAAAGTCGAGTGGTATTTGATAATCGGCTCGACTGAGGTGGAGAAGCGTGAGTGGCCTGGCTCCACGATCCCGATTGTGCCTCTTCTTGGGGAGGAGACTGTGATTGATGGCCAGTATGACTGCAAAGGTCATACTAGGTTCATGAAAGACCCTCAACGCATGTACAACTACTGGTCGTCGGCAGCGGTGGAGTTTGGTGCACTGCAGACAAAAACTCCTTGGATTGCCCCTGTAGAAGCGATTGAGGGGTATGAAGATGACTGGAAAGACGCTAACACGCAGAATAAATCAATTCTTCCTTATAATGCTATGAGTGACTCAGGGGAGCCCATCCCTCCACCTCAGCGTATTCAACCCCCCGTGGCCTCGCCGGTGGCTTTGCAGGGTATGCAAATTGCTCAGCAAGAAATCATGATGGTGAGTGGGCAGTACCAGTCCTCGATGGGGGAACAGGGGAATGAGCGCTCTGGCAAAGCCATTAACGAACGCCAGAGGCAGGGGGAAAAAGCTACCTACCACTTTATCGACAATCTTGGAATTGCGATTAGGCGGACTGGCAAGATTCTCCTTGAACTTATTCCAAAAATATATGATACTAAGCGAGTCCTAATGGCACTCGGGGAAGATGGGATGAGTTTCGAGGTGGAATTGGATCCCCAAGCTCAGGAGTTGTTTAGACAGGAACAAGACCATAACTCCGAAGTTGTAAAGAGGGTGCTTAACCCTGCGCTTGGTCAGTGGGATGTGCAGGCAGACATTGGACCTGCCTACGCTACTAAGAGAGAAGAGGCTTTTAACGCCTTCACCCTTATCCTTACTCAGGCTCCCCAACTTGCAGCACTGATAGGCGACCTTTTGCTGCAGGCTGGTGATTTCCCAATGGCAGATGAGGCTGCGGCGAGGCTCAAGCGCATGGTTCCCCCCGCCGCGCTCGGCAAAGGACCGACACAGAACGAACAGCAATTGCAGCAACAGATCCAGCAACTCCAAGAACTTTTGCAAAAGACTTTGGAGCAAAATGCTAATGACAGGATTAAGATTAAAGGGCACGCGGAGAAGCGTGATATTGAACTCTTCAATGCAGTCAGCAAGAGATTGCAGGTACTGCAACAGGGCGCCCCCTTTGGGCCAGAGGAGCTTAAAGCTCTTGTGGCAGAAGCTATGGAGGAAGCACAGAAAACTTCCCTCGATCCTGCGCAAGGTGAGGTGGATAAAGAACTTGGTGTTCCGCAGCAAATGTCGCTTCCCCTCGACCAACCTCCAGTCCCCGGGGCACGTAAGGCTCCAGATGGGGAGTGGTATGCGGAAGATCCTCTTCGCAAAGGTAAGTATCTGAAAGTTCGGCATGGGGTGACTCCTCAGTTACTGCAGCAAGGTTTTCTCGGTGCCAACGGGCAGAGGTAAGTTATGAAAAGACTTTTTCTTCTTGGGCTCCTTTTTGCCTCTCCTTGCGAAGCTCAGGTCTCTAGGTCTGAGTTGACGAGTGACAATGTAGCGGTGTTTAAAAGCTGCGGGTCTGGTTGTATAACTGGACCTATGCTGCAAAACTGGAATAATTTAATCATCAATTCTGTTGGAGTACTTAAAGATAATAATATCTGGACTGGTACCAATACTTTTCTTCAAGGATTGATGGGCGACGGCTCGGCGCTGACGGTTTCGGGTCGCCCTCTCGGCAACGTCGAAACGGGATGGGCCGTCACGCCCTATGAATATGGCGCGGTCGGCGCGGGCCATGACGCGGCGGCGATCAATGCGGCCATCGCGGCGGTATCGGTGGTTGGCGGGCGCGTCATCATCCCGAATCGCGGCGCGACATGGGCGCTGGAAGCCCCGATCATTCTCCAGTCCAACGTCGAGCTCGAATGCACCGGGAGGCCGATGCTCAAGCTCAATAACGGCGTCAACACCAACACTATCGAGGGCTATAATTTCCGCGCGTGGCTCGGCATCTGGGGGCCGTATGGCATCGAAAATTTTGGCATCCGGGGCTGCATCATCGACGGCAACCGCGCGAATAATCCGACGCCCGTAGACGCCTATGCCGGCAACGGCGTCGTCTTCGTCGGCCGCGAGTTCCTGCTTGACAACCTCATCATTCAGAATACCGCGATGATCGGGCTATGGAGCGAGTACGCCGGCGGCAACATGGGTGGCGGGAAGAGCCCCTATGGCGGCCATATTTCCCACCTGACGACCAATTTCACCGGGACCGATGGCTGGTACAGCCGGGTGTCCGATACGCATCTGGTGGACGCGAACTTCCGCGACGCGGGCCAGAACGGAACGGCGCTGGCTCCGGTTGGCGCGGGGCTTCATGTCGGCGTCGGCGGCTGTCCGCACATGTCCGACGCCAACGAGTGGAACACCACGGGCTTCCAGGCCTATGGCGTCCTGATCGAAAGCGACGGCTGCAACATCACCGGAATGCACATCGAATCGGGCCGCATCGCCAATATCGCCATTGTCGGGCAGAACAACCAGCTCGACAGCATCATGTCCTATTCCAACTATGCCGGAACCGGACTCCCTGCGCGCAATCTGTGGATTCTCGGCACCCGCAATCGTGTCTCGGGCATCATCACCATCGGCACCGGCGATCCGACCGCGACCGGCGTGACGATCGGGGGCACCTATAACGGCACGCTCTATACGCCCTCCGCCTATAATCTCGACCTGACCGTGGCCGGCTATAACAACCTCATCGACTGGACCAACGATGGCGGCAACGGTTACGCCAACCTCTACACCTACACCACCGGCGCGGTCTCGGTCGGCAATTCCTCGCCGACGAGCATCGTCAATATTCGCGGGACGGGGCAGAGCGTAGGCACGTCCTATATGAACTCGATCCTGATCGGGGCGGGCGCGAAGGTCACGCAGACCAACGCGATGGCCATAGGCCACGACTCATGGGCGGCGGACTACAACGCCGTCGCCATCGGGCCATGGGGCCTCGCCTATCAAAACGGGGACATCGATTTTTCAACAAATCGGTTTTCGACCAACGGCGACAGCGACTGGA